GTCTTATAATGTACAAGGCTCTTGATTGGATTAGTGATCCTGCTAATAGAGAACGAGTAAAAACAACGTTAGAAAGAATTAAAAAGTTCTGGGAGATGTTAGTTAGTGCATTTACTAAACTAAGCAATTGGATTGGAGAGAACTGGGAGAAGACGTTTGGTGAAGATAAGACCTTAATAGAGAGGTTACAAGGAATAGCTGGGCTTACAGGAGCATTAGCTGGACTAGCATTTCTAGCAAATCCAGTAGGTTTCATTAGTAATATCACTGGCATCCTTCAAATGGTTGGTGGTGGTATTGTTAACCTTGGTAAGTTCTTAGGTGGGAGTACTGTTGGTAGATCTCTATTGGCAATTGGTCAAGGAGTTGAGGCTTATAATAGAACACTAAATGATGAAACGATACCAGAAGAAGATAGACAGTCAACTGCTATAGGTGCTGGTGTCGGTAGTACTACTGGATCAATGGTTGGTAGTACTATTGGTGCTAGCTTCTTAGGACCTATTGGTGGTATTATTGGTGCTGCTCTCGGTGGATTTATAGGTGAGAACGTTGGTAAGTTCCTTGGTCCTATTGCTGAGGACTTCTTTAAAGGAATTAAGGAGGTCTTTGATGTGGTTATGGAATGGTTCGAGAAACTTATGGAACCATTAAAACAGGCAGTATCAGAAGTATTTGAAGCACTTGGTCCTGTAATGCAAAAGATAGTCGATAAACTTAAAGAACATATGCCTTTCATTGAAAAGGTAATGAATATTTTAGGTACGGTTGTCTTTGGTCCTTTGATTCTGTTGCTTAAAGGTTTGACTGGTCTACTCAAATTAGTACCAACAGAATCTGAGATGAGTGAAATAAAGGATGGACAGGAGACTAATGGTGATACACCAGAAGCAAGTAAGGGTGGAATAATACCGTACAGGTCTATTGGTGGCATCGTTCCATTTAATATGGACTTTAAACTACCTGAGAGAAGTCAAGGTGGTTGGATAAATGGTCCTCAGTCTGGTTATCCTGTTAGTCTGGATGGTAGAGGTGTTGATTTCATTGGTCACGGACTAGAGTACGTTGCAAAGAGATCGTCAGGTGGATTTGTTATACCCGTTGACACACCACACACCCGTAGAGATCCTGGTTTAACTAAGAGAAAAGCAGTTCAAGCAAATGCATTTGGATACAAGGTTCCTGGCTTCTCTGAAGGTGGTAAGATTAATATTGATAAACTTGTTACATCTCCAGTACTTAATTTACCTGAATTTAGTACTGGTGGATTAGCTTTAAGTGGAGGAGAGTCTGATTCTGCGATAATGAGACAAATGATAGGATCTGGAATGCTTACATCTCCAGTAACAAATTCTATTAACGTAAATTTGACTGGAGGGGAGTCTGATTCTAATGTAATGTTACAGGCGATCAATGGTCTACAGAATAATGTTGGACAGAATCTTAATGATCTGGTTGGTAAAGTTAAGGATGCAGCCTCCTCAGTAACCTTGACTGGAAATGAGTCTGATTCTCAAGTAATGTTAAAGGCGATCGAAGCTCAACAAGAGGAGGTACCTCAAGATGTTACTGAAATACCTATCACTAGAGAAGGTAAGCGTAACCCTGCAGCACCATTCTTAGTAAGTAGATTCGGTAGAAATGCTGAGTCTAGTAACCCAGTAAGCAACTTCTTATGAGCGACTTACCAATACAACCTAAAGGTTATAAGATAACAAAATTTAATCTTATAACTAAAGATGACACAACCCCTGACACACATACTGCACAAATTGAACCTCTTGGGGAACATTCTCTTGTTGATGTAAGGAAACTTTGTTCTGGGTTTAATTATATTGAGTCCATAGATTCACCATCGGTTAGGATGGAGATTGCTATGTTTGATACTATTGACCTTATCAGTGGTATGACTGGTAATGAAATTATTCAAATAACAATAGAAACTGACTCTGCTCCTGGTATAGAACTGGAGATAACTCAGAAAATATTTAAAATTGGTGAGATTACTAAGTCTGAACGTGCACAACTCTACGTCATTTATACTGTGTCACCTGAGACTATCAATAATGAAACCAATAAAGTCTTCAAGTCGTTTAAGGATGACATCGGATCAGCACACGTTGACTGGTGTGTTAAAGAAAAATTGAAGTCCTCTGGTAAGAACTATTCCTACGAACCCTCGAAGGGGAACTTCAGATTCTTAGCACCGACTTGGAGACCATATGATTGTATTGGATATATCTCAGATAAAATTGTCAGTTCAGTAACCAATACTGCTGGTTACTTGTTCTTTGAGAATAGAGATGGATTTTATTTCCATACTATAGATTGGTTGTGTTCGGATAGAAATCCTAGTGCTGCTAAACCAGCCAAGTATACCTATGAACAGGCAAACGTCGGTGAGTCAGATTTTAATGCTTATAAGATTGAAAGTATAAACTTCCCAGATAGAGCAAATCATTTGGAGAAGATGAGGTCAGGTACCTATAGTAATACAGTATTAGGACTTAAGTTACCTGCAATAACCAGTGGTAATCTACCTGCATCAGGTGATGGTGACTCTACTCTTGTAGATAATATGACAGTCACAGATCATAAAAGATGGATTGAAATACAAGACAGACAGGAGGTTCTTGAAGGCACCGTGGATGGTCTCAATTCACAAGAATACTCTGATCTTGAGTCAGAAGCAAATACAATAGAAGATAAGTATGAAAATGTAAGTTTTAATGCAGAAACCAGATCTGGTGAAGTAGTTTCTGGAAGTCAAACAGGTACTACAACCACTCCAACTGGAGGGTCTGGTTCTATACAGCCACCACTACATATGGGACTGGATAATGTGTTTGGAATGGCTAACACAGCAGGTGGAATTTTAAATGATCAGTTCCCATTTCCAAAGGTTAAACCTATATACTTTGATGAAAAGAGACCAACACGTACTAAAATACGTGCTCTTCCTGGTATGAAGAACGCTCAGAACCAACAGGATTCTACTGGTGGTGCTGGCAATATGGACTTCGATACAATATGGGCATCTGCATACAGTTTCAGCCGTTGGCAGTTACTTAAAGCAATTAGTCTTGACATTACTATACCAGGTAATGTAGCATTAGCAGTAGGTCAACAAATAGAATGCGTTATACCTGCTTCAACTAAGGAGGAAGAACGCACAGTTTTAGATCCCATTTATTCAGGTAGATACCTGATTACTGGATTAACTCACAAGTATAATCCAGAAGGGGTTACGACTATGTTAAACCTATCTAAGGACAGTATTACTACTCCTACGTAAACTATTATGGAAACCATAGAACAACACATCAAAAAAGATAGAGAGATCTTAGACGATCCTCAAACAAACCCTGCTGCTCGCAGGCACTACAAAGAAGAGCTACACGATTTAGAAGAGTACGCAGAGCATCATAAAGCAGAGATTGAAGCAGGAGATCATCACGATCCTAATGCTATTGAACTGTTTTGTGATCAGAACCCAGATGAGCCAGAATGCCTAGTGTATGACGATTAAAAGATTATGGAGAATCTGGAAGTATACTCTGGGTTCTTTTAGTGACGAGACAACCAAACGATACGATAATACTGTAGCAATTATGAGGTCTCTCATCTTTGCTACATATCTTATAACCAACTGCTTTATTATGGCAGGGGTAATTCGTCACTGGAACAATTAAATTATGACTGCTGTACAATCATTCATCGCAGGTGGAACCATTGAACCTGAGATATGCGATGGGGTTTTAGATTTTTATAACACTTGCGAATACCTTGAAAAGGTACCAGGTGAGACAAGTCAAGGGGTTGATAAGATAATTAAACAGTCTACAGATATGGCAGTACCATCGTGGTTAAAGGATCCACGTATTGTCAAATATCTTGATGCAGTTCAAGGTGGAATATCTCTATACATAGAACAGTATCCGTGGGCTTCTATGGCAGACTTAGAGGTACTTGAACCATTTAATATACAACATTATATTCCTGGTGCTTGTTTCTCTCAACCTCATACTGAACGTGTAGGTTCTAATAAGACAAGTACCTTCAGACATCTAGTCTGGATGACCTATCTTAATGACATTGAAGAGGGTGGTGGTACTAACTTTGTACACCAAGATCTAGAGTTAGAACCTAAGAAAGGACTGACTATGATTTGGCCAGCAGACTGGACTCACGTACATCACGGAATACCTGCACCTAAAGAAGATAAATATATAGTAACAGGATGGGTATCATACGCTTAAACAATGCCAGCAACACTTGACGCTATAGGAAAATCAGATGTAATGGGACGTGACGGATTCACTTGGTGGGTCGGTGAAGTCGAAGACATCGAGGATCCCCAGAATCTAGGACGTACTAAGGTACGTATTATAGGTTGGTATACTGGTGCGGGTAATGTTGCCTATACTAAAGAAATGCCGACTGAGGATTTACCTTGGGCGGTTACTATGCTGCCTACTGATCAGGCAGGTATAAAAAACTCTGGGACGAAGTGTGAACTTCAGGTCGGTGCTCAGGTATTAGGGTTCTTCCTTGATGGAGAGGAAGCACAACTACCAGTTGTTATGGGATCACTTCGTGGTTTCAAGAACAACAGTCAAGACGGAGCAGCAAGTACAGAAGCAGAGACAGGAGCTACAGTTGTTGCTGATCCTGCGAATGCTTTACCAGAGGAAGAGATGCCACCTCAGGCTAAGTCTTTACAAAATGAGGTAGTTCACGGAGGATCACCCTTTAATGTTGTTGGTGGAGAACAAGCAGGAGATGAGCACGGAGGAGAAGAAAAGTCCCGTGGTGTCATCTCAATAGCAGAAGTTCGAGCACCAGGTAACGTTTATACGAACCCAATAAAAATTCCTGCAGACGCATTTTCTGTCGCTGATGGACTCAGCGGACCAGCAGGTATAGGATTCGAGCAAGATCTTAAGAGAATGCTTAACGAATTCGGTCAGTTGTCAGGTTCCATAGCAAGAGGAAGTGGTGGAGATTTAATCTCTATCATTAGTGGAGGAAAGATTAGTAACAAACAGATCCAAACTTCTCTTGATGGCATTAAGACATCAGTGTCTAATGCAATTAGTGGTATTATGAGCTCATTGAAGAACGTACTAGCACAAGGAATAGAGAGTATGGTTAGTAGCCTACTCGGTGCGTTAACAAATGTTATACCACTTGGCATAATAACTCAGTTATTGAAACTCGCTACATTCATTACTAGTTTATTTTGTAACTTTGAAGCAAATTATATTTTAGGAGCGATTAGTGGTGCTCTAGGAGATATCACCAGTTTTGCTAATGATATCGCAGGTAATGTCGTTGACAAAGTTGTCGGTGGTCTTGCCACTAAGGTAAATGACACAGTTAACGGTGTACTTTCAAAGGTACAAGGAGCAGTAGGTAAGGTTGCTGCTATGGGTCAGAAGGTAATGGCTGCAATTAACGTTGCAAAAGGTGGATTGAGTCTAGTATCTAAACTTAAGTCATTATTCTCTTTCGACTTCTCAAAGATGAACTGGTCTTCCTTGATCAGCATCATCATCGGACTATTGAAAATGTTGTTCGGTAACAAGGACTGTGGGAGGAGTCATAAAGAACCTAAACAAAAGTTCTGGCTGCCATTGTTAGGTACGAGTACGTGTGAATCCGTACCAGAATTCTTGCAGCAAGAAATTGAGATAGGAGGAGCAAGTGATTTAGCTGGTGAAGGTAATTACACCACTAAAGGAGATTATTTCTCACAATTAATGGAAGGCATTAACCCTTATAAGGTTCAAGCTCAAACATTCCTTAACGGTTCTTCTGTTATTCAGGACAATACACCTGGTAAAGAAAAGACCATTGTTAAGCATAGTGGTGGTCAGACTACTATTGCTACTGCTGATGGTAATCAACACAGGAACCAACCAGGTAATGATACAAAAATTGTTGGACGTGATGAATGTACCAATGTTAAAGGAAATAAGACTTTAACTATTGAGGGTGACTATACTCTTAAGGTTATGGGTGATTTCAACATAGAAGTTGGTGGAACACACAACCTAAACGTGTCACAGGGTGTTGGTAATGGTGGTTCAAAGCAATCTAAAGCAGCAACAACTTATGCATCTGACTACGATGTGAGTTATGAAGGAGATTATAAAATACAGGCTCCTAATATCACGTTTAATGCCCTTAATGAGTTCTCTTGTAACGCTTCTACAATCTCTAACAAAGCATCTTCACTAATGAACTCCATATCTGGTGAGATTATTAATGAGTGTGCTTGGAAGACAGAATTTATTAACAACGTTCACTTTAAGAATGTTGGTATGATGAACCCCATCCCTGCTATCACAGGTGTGGTTAACCTTGTTAAAGGACCAACCATTTCAATCAATGGTACTGGTGCTGCTCCGATATTGATGCCAGCAGCACAGATTAATATTTGTGAATGTGACGTTCCTGGTGGAATCATTGATGTGGTTAACGGTAAGATGGGTGGTCGCTTAACTCTTGTGAACACAAAGGCAGGTGGTATCGGAGAATTCAATACTGCCAAGGGTGGTGCGATAATGAATCAGGTTGAAAACGGTGTCGCAGTATATAACGTAAACACAGGTGTATTCGCTGCAGGATGTGGTGGTGGACCTGCTCAATTCTATGGGTTGCCAGTTCTGCTGAATTAGTGTATAATATATTTGTGCCTGATCAGCACATTGGGAGTGACTGAATAATCTTTCTGGCAAACGCTGGATAAGGTGATGAGACACAGGTGGTGCTGCACCGAAAGGTGAATCGACTTACCAGTCGGGTCTCAGGCAAGGACGTAAAATTTACTACTGTAGTAATGCCCGTTCTTTGTTGGTATACAGGAATCCAACCTCCCTCCTTCTTTTTTACGAGGCTATTATGAGCAGAAGACAGTACACAGTCAAACTTAGAAGACCCCAGTCTGCGGTTCCACTAATTGAAATTGTTACAGACTGCTTAACTATGCAAGAAGCTATTATACGTGCAGAAGCACGTACTGGTTTAAAACATTTCACTGCATTCCCCTCATAATGGACTCTGAAGAAATCAACTATATACTCTTTGAGTACTTCGATCTTCTTATGGACACGCAAGAACTTTGGTTAGATTATGTGTGGATTAATGTTCCACAACGCTCTGTTTCCCTTCAGGCATCTGATGGAAATATTGAAAAGATAAGGTTTAAGTGGAATGAGGAAGGTGCTGAAGGATTTCAAGAAGTCATCGCAACTATTTGCGAGACTGTACCTGAAGACCAACGTTGTTTTGTTAACAAATGAATAGATTAACTTATGAAGAAGCCATTGAAAACATTGGTTTCACTTTGAAATTAGCATCAAGAGGGACACCATTTGTAGTAGAGTGTCCTGAAGGTAATGTTATTATTTCACCTGTTGCTAATTCTGCTACACAAAATTTTGCAGATAAAGAACTAGAAGGATATCATCAAGGACCACCACCAATGCCAGGAGTTGGTGGACTTCCAAGTCAAACAGACGTAGCGAGTTTCGCTCAACAAGAGACTATGGAAGCAGTTAAGGAAATTAGAACTCGTGGCAATCTCTAGTGCTAGATTCCTAGAATTCCTGTGTCATAAGTGGGATAACTTACAACAAGCACAGCAGTGGCCTAATCAATTTGCACACGTGCATTATGATTGGTGGGTAGAAGGTGCTCATTTACATAGTAGACAATGGTATGATTGGAATGGTCACGTATATCGTGAGAGAACTCATCGACTGGATATCCAGGATGATCATATAAAATTAAATATCAACGAAAGTGGCCTGCACCTCATCTTTAAATTAGATGAGACAGGTCACGGTTTTATTGGGAAGGTACCACCTAACACATACAATGAAAATGGTATACTTATAGAAACTACTATCACATTAGATTCTGCTACCTACACATCATTTGATAAAGGTACAGATAAAGATGGTAATATATTATGGGGTAAAATTCCTGGTCCTTTCGTTTTTAAACATACATAATGCAGACCGATGATTTTCTTCAGGTGCTAGTCAAGCACTGGCACAATCTTAAACAAGCTCAATCTAGTCCAACATCATTTGCATATGTGCATTATGAATGGTATTACGATGACGGTGTTCTAAAAACTAAACAGTGGTATGATTACAATCCCCACGAACCTTATAGACAGAGAGAACACAAAGTCTATGTTAACCGTTGGAATGATGCTATTATATTAGAGACAAATGATGCAGCAGATACTATATGGACTGCAAGTAATAATGGATGGGTAGGAAAGACTGATCCAGATTGGAAGCATCCTAAAGGTTATACTGTTAAGACTAAAGCAACTCTTGATAAGTCAGGAGTTTTTGCTACTGATGATAGAGGTTGGGATAAGGATGGGAATTTACTTTGGGGATCTAACAAAGGACCATTTGTATTTGAACAATGCGATACAAGATAACCTCAGATGAAAGAATGCTGCATAACCACGGTATTGTACTGATGTACTTCATTATGGGTATGCCATTTACTTTTGATGAAATTGACAATCCCTCGTTTGAATTAATTGAAGAATGTGAAGAGAAAACCAAATACACAATGGATGATCTTTATCACATATCACAATATTTGATTATGGAAGAATGTCATCCAATATTGTTTGAGATGTCAGCTCAGTGTGAAGGTGAGGTTCCTTATTAAACCCGCCTTTGATAGAGTTATAAATAAAACTGTACGTAATAGCGAATAGAGTTAGTGGGAACCAAAAGAATTTCACAATTAGACACTCTAGCAGATGGTGTGTTAACAGGAGAAGCAGTTCTTCCTGTTGTTATTTCCGATCCACTGATTCCTAACCGTAAGGCAAAGATTAATCAGATCTTTAAAGGAGTTGGTGCAGGAAGTCAATCACAGCCAGGATTATGCTTTGACTTGGATAGGGACACAGGACTCTATCAAGACGCATATAACGAGTTAGGTCTTGCTTTCGGTACATCAAGTATGTACTATAAGAAGCAAGATAATGCTGATGGTTCTGCTACGATTAGATTCATTGCAGGTGACACAACGTCATCCAATGTAAACATTGATATGAGACCACAGGGTTCTGGTAAGTTCCTTGTAAATGGTCCTGCAGAATTCCAAGATACAAACTTCTTCCTTGCTGACGATCAGAACCCTGATAAGAAAGCGAAGTTTGAAATCTCTGGTGTATCAACTGGAGCTGGAATTAGATCGTTCGCTTTACCAAGTACAGGTAGTTTTACATCTACAACTCTGTTAGGTAATGACACCGCACAGACTATTAGTAATAAGACTATCATCATTCAGGATGGTAACCTACAGATTATTGGTTCATCTAATGCTGGTAAGATAGCATTGTTTGAAACTGACTCGTGGGAAGCACCTGTTACACATATATACAGACTACCTGACTATGGTACTTCAGCATCACAATCAACACTGATTGATACTATTACTGAACAAAATATTAGTAATAAAAACCTTATCAATCCTTCGATATCTAATATTGAGTCTGGTGATCCTAATAACCCAACACCACAGGTTACATTTGTCTCACCTGACGTAACGTCTGATCGTATAGTTACTTGGCCTGATCAATCATTAACAGTTGCAGGTACTGGAGCTACACAGACATTTACTAACAAAGATTACGCTGATCCTCGGTTCGCTGATGGTACTGATATTAGTAAGCGTATTCAGTTTGATTTAAGTAATCAGTCTGGTGCTACAATACTTCGTTATGAATTCCCAAGTACGAACCTTAATGTTCCTATTTCGGATAATAATATAGTTGTAACGACAAAAGCCACTCAGGTATTTGAAGGTAAATCTGCAAAAGAATTTACCCTTATTGATGCTACTAATGACCAAAACCAAGTTAGATTGGTCATAGATAATATAACAGGAACGAGATCAATTAAGTTCCCAGATGCAGACGCTACTCTGTTATCTACTGAAAACGTTGGAACACTAGGTGTTAGCTTTGGTGGACCAATTTCTGCTCCTGACTTTGGTGGCAGACTAAGACTTCAAAATCACTTCGTAGGACTCTGGTAAAACAATGACAGCAGGAATCTTAGCTGCACTATCCCCCGCAGCAACCACAGCATCCGTCCTTTATTCTACTTCATCGTCACATACTGCATCGTCAGTATTGAGTGTGGCAGAGAGAGGAAATAGTGCTGCAACATATCGTATAGGACATAAAGACTATACACAGAAATTAACGTTGGATGCCAATACGTATAAGTTTAGACGTGGTAATCCAATTTCAACTTATAAGATGGAAATAAATCCTGGTATTAGTAGACAAGACGCTACACCAGGTCTTTTAATAGGTTCATCAGACTTAGCAAAGAGTGCTTTTGTACTGGATACTGTTGTTGAGACTGCAACTATCACGAACTATGTAAAAGTTAAGAAGTGTACAAGTCTACAGATTGATACGAACTCAGTTACTGGTACTTTCCAAGGTGGAGAGACACTTACTGGTGGAACTTCTGCTTTAACTGCTACCTTTAGGGGAATAGGAACGTCATTAAACGTAGAAGTTGGTGATATTGCTTCAGGTGATACATCACTTAAGTTTGTAGATGGTGAAGCATTACAAGGTAATCCTGCATACTTTGTATTATCAGACGGTATTACTGGATATAATGCTGAGATCATACTAGCAGGTGCTGCTACTTTCTATTCAGGTACTACAGGTGGTGCTAACGTGGCTGTCACACGTGCACAATTTGGAACTACTGCAGTAGCACACCAATCAGGGCAACTGGTTTCACTTTACACAGATTCTGGTACAACAACTACTATTAACGAAGGTGGTCAGTTCGCTGCTGGAGACACAACTCTAACTGTTACTGATGGTACTACTATAGTTACTGGTACTCACATCAGAATTGGTAACGAAATTATGCTTGCTACTGGTGTTACTGGTAATGACGTAACAGTCACACGTGGTGTATGGGGTACAACTGATGCAGCACATAATGATGGATCTACTGTTACTCCAATGGTACAAGGTACACAAGCATTGATTCAGTGGTTCGATACTTCTGAGACCTTAACTGGTGGTACTACAAACGCAACTGCTCTTACTCAGTTTACTGCTACTTCAAGTGCAGTATATACAACTCAGTTTACTTGGGGTACTGTTGCTGGACGTGAGACAGTTCCATCTCAGTTTAGTATGGATGTTGATCGTACCTATCTCTTTGATCAGTCCGACTCATCTAACACAGGTTTACCATTAAGATTCTCTGATACTCAGGAGGGTACAGGTGCTACACCTACTGCTGGTACTGAATATACAACTGGTGTAACTAAAGCAGGTACTGCAGGTACTGACGGAACGATTGAAATTATTCCAACAGTTAACACACCCGATCCTCTGTATTACTATGCTGAAGGTACAGCATCAGCAGCACCTGATACA